AGTAAGGTCAACTGGCTAGCCGGCCAGAGTGCAGAGAAACAAGGCAAGGCATGGTGCTGTGATGGCCATGAGCAAGAGCTTTCCAAGTTCATGTGGATCGGTGAGCATCGTTCTCAAAGATGTGTCGTGTGCATGGACAAGAGGGAGAGGTCTAGGCGCTTCGGTAGGAAAAGCGTGGTAGTCACCAGTGCAATACCCTCCGAATGACTCCACCAAGCCACGGTGGAAATAAAGGATAACATGTAGGTTATCATAGGACGCGCCTTCGATAACCTATAGGTTACAAACATTGCAGTACCTCCTCAACGACTCCACCAAGCAACGAATCCTAGAGGCTATCGCCAAGCTCGACACCTCCAAGGATTGGAGTCTCACGCTTGGGCCGTGGAAAGACAAGCGAAGCCTAGATCAGAATGCAAGACTGTGGAAGCTTCATTCCATGGCGGCAGAAATTACGGGCCATAGTCCTGAGGAGATGCATGAGTTTGCTCTATGCAGGCACTTCGGATACGAGGAGAAGTCATGCGGCGGTATCGTGAGACGGATTCCTCTGAAGCGCTCGAGCACCAGGGATAAGGCCGAGTTCTCTGCTTTCATGGAAGCAACAGAAAGCTGGTACGGATCGGAGTTTGGAGTATGGTTGATGTAGTGTCAGGAGATTTGTTTGACCTGCCCGGTGCTGCTGACGTTAAGATACTTCATGCAGTGAACGACATACTGACAGGACTTACAACATTAACTCTTGAAGATCAGGTTGCCACAATCAATGCTATTCGACTGTCTATTCACAAGTATAGTCCGTTTAGAAGCGAACCGGTTGATTGTGTGCAGTGGATTCGCGGAGTAGAGGTAAAGGCCAATGACTACAATCCCAATAACGTAGCACCTCCAGAACTCAAACTATTAGAGCACAGCATCACCGAAGATGGATATACCCAACCCATTGTCGCTTGGAAAAACGGACAAGGCTATGAGGTTGTAGATGGCTTTCATCGCAACAGGATCGGCAAGGAAAGTGAGGCAATCAAGATCAGGCTTGGCGGGTATCTTCCTGTTACTATTGTCAATGAATCCCGTTTAGATAGAGGAGATCGAATAGCTGCAACGATCAGGCATAATCGAGCTAGAGGCAAGCACCGTGTAGAGGCTATGTCTGATATCGTCGTTGAATTGAAGCGGCGTAATTGGTCTGACGAAAAGATAGGCAAGGAATTGGGAATGGAGCCAGATGAAGTTCTTAGGCTTTGCCAAATCACTGGACTTGCAGAAGTTTTCAAGGATCAAGAATTCTCAAGTGCATGGGAAGTAGATAGGACAGACGCGCCAACTATAGCAGACGAGATTCTGTCAGATATGGCAGAAGATTACGATCAGAATGACAAAAGCCGCATCTTTCATACTTGGGAGAAGTGGGAATGCTTCAAGTCCGGATTCTATGCAGAGCGGCCAGCAGGAATGACGCAGGATGAGGGTGAGGAGAAGTATCGAGAGTTCTTATCCGATTTATCTGCCTTTGAACTCGCCCTTCAAGCAGTTACGTATAACTGGATATATTCTTGCGAGCATTACTTAACTAATGACCGTATGAACAGAATCGCTTGGCTAGGACAGGCGTCGGTCTCCTACGCGCTAGGGATTCCATCTGTATGTCGCGGTGGATACCATAGATTGACAGAAGATCAGAAACGTGCCGCAGATGAGTTAGCTCTTCGATATCTTAACGCATGGTTGACGGCGCACGAACGCGCTCCAGTTTCTCTAGTAGAAGCAAGCGGAAGGACGGAAGCTGAGTTATATTGAAAATGCAGAGCATCAAAAAACGTCTTGATCTAGACGTATTAGAAGCAGCGCGGTTGCGAATCCGTTATGCCTTTGATCACTGTGAAGCAGTATACGTCTCTTTTAGCGCTGGCAAGGATTCAACTATTTTGCTTCATCTTGTCATGGACGAAGCAATCAGACGTAACCGAAGGGTAGGAGTACTTCTGATTGACCTTGAGGCTCAGTATCAGCTAACGATCAAGCATGCGGAAGAGATGTTCGCCAAGTATGCAGATCATATTGAGCCATACTGGGTTTGCCTTCCGATTAAGTTGCGAAATGCAGTCAGCAATTACGAACCTGTTTGGTGCGCTTGGGATCCTGAGAAACGTGGTTCTTGGGTGCGAGAAATTCCTAAAGGGGCTATTTCAGATCCAAAATACTTCGACTTTTTCGAGCCATGGATGGAATTTGAAGAGTTCATCGAGCTTTTTGCTGTATGGTACTCGCAGGGTAGGGACACTGCCGCTTTTATCGGTATCCGTGCTGATGAAAGCTTAAATCGTTTTCGTACGATTGCGATTTGGGACAAGGAGATGCACTGCGGGAAAAGGTACACTACTCAAGTAGTACCTCATGTCTGGAACTTCTATCCGATCTATGATTGGCACGTTAGCGATATTTGGAAATACCATGCTCGTCACCCAGAACACAAATACAACGAGATCTATGATCGCATGCATCTAGCTGGTATTTCTCCAGCGCAAATGAGGTTATGCCAACCATACGGAGATGATCAACGGCGTGGACTTTGGCTATACCACCTTCTTGAGCCCCAAACATGGGGAAAGGTAGTTGCTCGCGTGAATGGTGCTAATACAGGTGCGCTGTACGTAGAAGAACATGGCAACATAACTGGATATAGCAAAATCAGCAAACCGCAAGGGCATACATGGAAGAGTTTCGCCAATCTCTTGCTAGCTACAATGCCCGCCGTGACGAGAGAGCACTATATCAAAAGGTTTCGTGCGTGGCTCAAGGGATGGCAAGAAAGAGGCTATTACAATGGGATACCAGATGAAGCTCCAAGAGAGCTGGAGAAAAAATATTGGGCTCCATCGTGGAGAAGGCTTTGCAAGGTTCTTCTTCGTAATGATTGGTGGTGTAAAGGACTCGGCCTTACTCAACCAAAGAGCGCCGCTTATGAGAGATATCTTTCGCTGAAAAGAGAGAGATGATCTACCGCAACGAATCTCTCATCAAAGCCTGTCGCGAGCAGATCTGCTTCCTACGTCTTCCAGGATGCACAGGACAGCCAACCGCAGCGGCGCATTCGAACTTGCTACGTCACGGCAGGGGCCACGCTCACAAGTCACATGACTGCTTTGTTGTTCCTGCGTGTCTCAATTGCGGACGTGAATTCGACCATGGTAAGCTTCTGATCAAAGAACAAAGGGAATTGATCTGGATGGGTGCGTGGGAGAGGTGGATGCTGTATGCGTGGCAGGAAGGGATCTTCAAAGTTGAGAACTAGAAAGCTAGCCTACCTCGCCAGCCCTTACACGCCCTTAGATGGAGAAAATGTAGAGGCTAGGGTAACGTCTGCTTGCCAATACGCGGCTAAGCTCATGCAAGATGGCTATGCTGTTTTCGCGCCGATCCCGCATAGTCATTACATTGCCGATCATCTACCGGACGAACTCAGGTTCTCTCACGAATTCTGGATGGAGCAGGATATTGCTGTTCTAGATCATTGCGACGTGTTGGTCGTACTTATGTTGGCTGGGTGGAAAGATTCTAAGGGCGTCAGGAGAGAGATAGCGCGGGCTCTTGAGTTGAATATACCAGTGGAATACCATGAATATCCTTGAGGAAGCAAACAAGTTAGTTCACGGGCCGAGGCAAGAAAGTTACGGCCATCCGTTCGATGACTTCTCTCGAACGGCTAAGATGTGGGAAGCTATTCTTGGTGTCAAAGTCACGCCGGAGCAAGTAGGTCTATGCATGTGCGCGGTCAAGATCTCAAGGCAGTGTAACGCGGCTAGGGGCGATAATCTGATCGACTTAGCGGGATATGCAGAGACGGTAAACATGGTTGTCGAAGAAAGGCAACGGAGAGAACATGCTGAGTGAGTACCAAAGAGACGAGTTCATCAAGCGGTTTTTTGATGTAGCATTCGCCGCTCATAGGACGGCCAAGGAAAAGGGCTTCTGGCCCGAGGACAAAGTTAGGCTAGCGGAGCAGAAGATCTGCCTGATGCATTCTGAGCTTAGCGAACTCTTGGAGGCGATCCGCAAGCCCAACGCAGACCACCAAATGATCGAAGACTTCTCTCAAGAGGAGATCGAGTTAGCCGATCTCATTATCCGGGCGATGGATTACGCGGTAGGTCGTGAGTTACGTCTGCCGAGGGCCATTCTCGCGAAGATGGACTTTAACGAGGGACGTCCTCATATGCATGGGAAGAGATTCTGATGAAAACTTCTGACTTCCTAGAACTCCGTTACCGTCTTGAGTGTCTCTTGCCTATTTGGCAAGAGCGCGTGGCGTCCTGTGACGGCAAGATGAAGTTTTCTAGCCGATTGGCTGCAAGGCAAGGATGCCGTCGCCCTGGAGTACAACCATACTTCTGCAAGATCTGCGAAGGCTGGCATGTCAGCGGATCAAAATGACACGTTCTGATAGATCAGCAAAGGCCGCAGAG